AGTAACATAGTTGTAAAAGATTTATTAAACATTTGACACTTCTCCTAAACTTCAACTTACTATTCATAATAGCACAATTTAAGGGTACGTCAACCTTTTATTTGGTTATTTTATCCCAAAAACCATACTTTTCTAACAGTACTAGATATTCATCATATGCTTTTTTAAGGTCTGCGTGTTGTTCTCTAAGTTGCTGTTCTTTAAGATCTTTTTCTACTTCTTTAACACTTTGATATATTGGAAAGCCGTGCATATCCATATCGTAAAATGCTGATGTTTCTACGTCTGTCCATACATTATCTATGTTGTCGAACTCATCGTTGTCCACTTAGTGTCTCCCAAGTTTTATATTTTTCTTGTTCTCTAAGATATTCTGTATATTTTTCTCTGAGTTCTGGATATTGTTGTAGCATTTCCCAATCCGGCACAGGGTTTTCTATCTCCCACCATTCTTCTGGTTTAGGCATGCTAGTGCCTGGTATAAAGCCTTCTACTGCACCGCCAACAATCCAACGCTGTATATGACGTAGTTCTGGATTTTGATAACGTGCATATACGATTCCGTTTGCACGTTCATATATAAGAGATTCGCCTGGTATTAATTTATCAGTCATATACGGCTGCGGCATAAAATGGGATTCCTTGTTCTCTAACTTTGTTAGCACCACCTAAGAATGTTAGGTCCATAACACATGCAACAGCAACGGGTGTAGCCTGTAATTCATGAACCATGTCAATTACTGCTTGCATAGTGCCGCCTGTTGCCATAAGATCATCTATAATAATAACTTTATCTCCAGGACTAATACTATCGCGTTGTAGTTCTAGTGTTGCTGTACCATATTCTAAATCAAATTCTTTACTTACTGTAGTACCAGGAAGTTTACCTGCTTTACGTGCAAGTATCAATGGCTTGCGTGTACGGTGTGCTAATACTGCGGCAAAGATAAACCCACGTGCATCAATGCCTATGATTTTGTCACAAGGCATATACTTTAACAAGTTATCATAGAAATAGTTATTTGCTATTCTAAAACCTTCCCCTGCGCATAAACTTGCTGTATCTTTGAAGTCAACACCTTCTACAGGAAAGTCTGGAAAACTTTTAATATATTGTTTAATCATGTTAATAACTCTGTGCTAAACGCCACATCAAGTATTCCTTGCTTTCAATAGGATCATACTTTGCTGGCTCGTCACGTAAATTCTGCACAATAGTCCCTGGCTTAGGATCTACAAAATGCGGCATGCTGTAACGTGTTTGATCTATGTGTGTGTTTACTACTCTGTGTTTTGTGCTAACAAAGTAATCGTTAGTCCAACGCTGTAGTAAGTCGCCAATGTTAACTACAACACCATTTTCTGCATAAGGAACAGGATGCCAATTACCATCTAAATCTTGTACTTGTAATCCTGGCACATCATTGATTTGCCATAGTAATGTAATAGTTCCGTAATCACTATGTTCGCCGATACGCATTTGGCGTGGTTCAATTTCTCCTGTGTAAGCAGGATAATGTATAACTCTTGTTGTATTAAAAGGTTCCCGATGCGCGTCTACTAAGGTAGTGCCGCAATCAAGGATATCATCAAACAGTTTAAGTATACGCAGGGTAAGATCATCTGCAATACGGATTGTTTCTAATGCTGTTTGTCTAAAGTGTGGAATTTCTGTGGGCCATAACGTATCATCCATACGAGTGTCGTTATAGTTAAAACTTTCTTTCATGTCCTTGGGTGCAGTAGGGTCAACGTTTTCATCACCCACTTTACTATAGCCCAGATTAGTTTCAGACTGATAGGGATACTTTAGTTTTGTATCATCATCAAGTTTAAAAAAATCTTTCATACTATGGAACCAGTTGTTCATTGTATGCTGATCTTTTGGTGTAAGGCTATTAGTAAAGACAGCGAAGCCCACAGTGGTGTAGGCTTCGCGAATCTTATCCAATAATTCGCCGTAACTATTTGTGTTAAAGTCAATTACTGGAATCATTATTTTAGTTTCCTGGTACAGTTGCGTTAATGCCTTCAACATAATACATCATTGTGTTGAGGTGTATATCGTCAGCAACAACGCCGTCTGCAAGTTGCAGTTTGCCAGTGTTGTCTTTGATAGGACCAGTAAAGGCAAAGTATTCGCCTGCTGAGATTGCATCTTTAATCTCTTGAGCTTTTGCTTTTACGTCTGCTGGCATGTTTGTAAACGGTGCCATCTGTACAGCATCTTCATTCATGTGACCAAAGTAGTCACCTGACTCCCATGTGCCATCCATAACTGCTTGTACACGTGAGATGTAGTAAGGACCCCAGTTATCAATAGTTGTTGTCAACTGTGCTTTAGGAGCAAATTTAATTTGATTACTTGCTTGTCCAAAACCTAGTTTACCTTGTGCTTGTGCAGCCTGCAATGGTGCAGGTGAGTCTGTATGCTGTGCAACCATATCACAACCTTCAGCCATCATAACTGTTGCAGCTTGTGATTCTTTGCCTGGGTCATACCATGTGTTTGCCCAAGTAATCATGATCTCAACATCAGGATTCATTTTCTTTGCGCCTAGATAGTATGTGTTAATCTCACGAATAACTTCTGGAATCGGGAAAGCAGCAACGTAGCAAATCTTATTTGTCTTTGTCATCATGCCTGCAATAATACCTTGTACATGTCTTGCTTGGTACAAACGTAGTCCGTACGAAGCAACATTTTCACTTTGCTTAAAGCCTGTGGCATGCTCAAATTTTACATCTGGGAATTCTTTAGCAACTTTAAGTGTACCGTTCATGTAACCAAATGATGTTGTGAAAATAATGTCTGCGCCATTACGTGCCATGTCACGCATTACACGTTCTGCATCAGGGCCTTCTGGCACACTTTCAACAAACATAGTTTCAACTTTGTCACCAAATGCTTCTTCTACTTGCTGGCGACCAATGTCGTGACGATATGTCCAACCATGATCACCGATTGGTCCGACATATACAAATCCGACCTTTACTGGTTCTGCTGTTGCTACCGTCGCCATGCCTAACATAACAACTGCCGCAAGTGCAATTCTCTTAATAATATTCATCGATTTTCCTTTTCGAGGGTGTTAAAGCAGGATCGACTCTGCTGTGTTATACTAATGGAGTAACAGTTGTGCTATCCACATAGTCTGTTCCTGTATACTTTCGTGATACAGATTCTTTAATCATCACACCGTCTCTTACGTAGTAAGTGGTAAGTTCTTGGAGTAATACTTCTCCTTCTGGCAGATTATTAAAATTTTGTAATAATGGTCCATCTTCTCTAGACATCTTTATCTCCTGTGCAAATCTAATGTACAACAATGGTGACCACCACCAAGTGTACGACTGTGTGCAAACGGTACAACATAAGACTGTACGCCACGTTTTGCTAGTTCTTGTTGTAAAACAGGTGTATCATCTATTACAGCAAGTTCTGGATTAATCATCATAAAATTTAACTGTATGTAATTGCTAGCAAATGCTTCGCCTGCAAAGTTTTTACGTTTTAAATCTTCATTGCCTAACCAAATTACTTCCCAGTCTTTAAAACATTTAGGCAATGTTTCAGGAGTAACTCTGTCTTTGTTAATTACAACAAGTCCTTCTCTAACAGGTGTAAACGTACTGTCAATATGAATACCACTGTAAGTTTCTGTTGTTTCTACTGTTAGTTTTGGAAATTGTTCTTGTAGCCATTCTGCTCCTGCATAGTTGCCGCTAGGACTAATCAAATAAAGCAGTGTGTCATTTAGTCTGCAAACGTTTGCTGCATCAAACATAATGCCTTTATCACGCGGCACTTTAATAACTTTTGCTTTTTTTAGTACTTCGCTGTATGCATTGATTTCCATTTCTCTGCATGGATACTGCATGTTACAATCTATTACAGTTTTGCCTACAACAAGTAGGCGATCACGCGGACAGTAATTATACATACCATCACGCATGACAAAGTTTATTTCCCTAGGGCGATAAACCTTTACGCCTTCATGTTCAAGCACACGAACGAACTTGTTGAGATCCATCTGTGCTTGTGCAGTGACCTCGCCTCTATATGGACCTGGCTTATCAAAGTGTAATCCTTCGGGCTTGTTTGCATAAGTTGCATCACCAACAACTACACTTTTAAGTTTGCCCCATTCGTTGTTGCTTGAAATTTTCATTAACAGGCAAACTCTTGTTGTAGTTTTACATTGTCCATAAATTCTTTTTTAGTTCCATGGTCATCTTTGAAAGCACCACGTAAAACTGTAGTCTGTGTCAAACTACTGTGCGCTCTGATGCCTCTGTTTTCACAACAGCCGTGTGTTGCTTGTACATAAACACCAACATCTTCACTGCCTGTCTGTTCTTGAATCGCATCAGCGATCATTACATTAAGTTCTTCTTGTAGTGTGCCTCGCATAGCACACCATTGTGCAATACGTGTGTACTTACTGAGTCCTAATAATTTAGGTCCTGCAATAATACCAATGTATGCTACGCCTTTTACTGTCTGGTGATGATGCGAACATAAACTTGTAAGTTCACTGCGCACAACCAACATGCCTTCATAGCCGCCTTCAATGTAGTTAGGAAACGCACTTGGATTAGGCATTGGATCGTAACGACCAGACATAATTTCATTAATATACATCTTAGCCATACGTCTTGCAGTATCTATGCTGTTAGGATCTGTTTTTGTGTCGATCAACAAATGTTGCAAGACATTTTCAAATGCAGGTACTGCTTCTTCGATCAACTGTTGCTTCTCACCTTCTTCGATGTAATCTGCAATATTATCGTTAGCCCAATATCTTACATTGTTCTCTTCTAGTCTTGTTTTAATTTCTTGTATCTTTTTCATATTCGTCTCCGAGTTATAGTGGTGTGTCACTTTATTATGTAGTATTGTATGATTATTTAGGCAAATGGTCAATATTTAATTTACTACAATCAGGATAATCTACAAGTTGAGATTCTTTATCTTTTAGTTCTTGATCTTGTAACATTTGTGTGCCTCGTAGTGCATCTTCTAATCGCATATTATAATGGTAACCGACAACAAAGTCTTTTTGATCTTGCCATGGGCTAATGCTTAAATCTCTACCATCATACGCCATACGCTTCATTGCTTCGTATTCGTGCTTTTTATTTGTTAAAATAGCGCCGCCGTGTCCTATTTCTAAACGCTTGCTAGGACCAAAACTTAAACATTGTAGTTGTCCTGCACGATACATACCCTGCTCAAATGCTCTTGCACTATCCCAGATATTGCTTGGCGGAAAACGATATTCGTATTCCCACGGTTCGTGATCATAGTAAAAAGGAATGTTTAGTTTGTGTAACATCATAGGTACACTAAGATAAGTATTTGCTGGACAAACAACAGGACCTGGTTGCTTATATCTAAAGCAAATTTCTAATGCATGTGTGCAACTATCTGTTAGCACAACATAAGGAGCACCTGTATAGATGCTTAGATCTTTTTCAAAATTAGTTAGTGTTCCGTAAGTTAGACGCATTGATACTTCCTGTAAGTTGTAGTGTAAAACGTTTATCTAAGCCGACATTAGCTGCTAAATGGGGAGTGTCACTTTCCCAGAATATATAGTCTCCAGCCTTCCAATTAGTAATAGGAATACCATCTACTTCGCTAATATGCCCACTACGCCAATCTTCTAAGAATACAACAACACGAACACAGTCCATCAACCGAACGTTAAATAATTCTCTGTACCTTTTGTAAGTGTCTTTGTGTGTGGGAAGAATAACACCAGTGCCCATGCGATAATAACTACTGCCTACATCTTTTACATTATATGTTTTTTCAAACCATTCAACAATATCTTTATTCCACGCAGGCTGTGGCTTACGCATGTCACATAAAAATCCAGTGTAGTGACTTTCCGGATGAACATAACCTTGACGCTTCCATTTTATTACGTCTTGGTGATTGTTAAAACTTTCATGTGTGTAGTCAAGTTGGCTAAAACTTTTTTTGCTCCAAAAGGGTTCTACATGACCTCTATGCCAGCGGTCGTGTGTTTCCGTAATGGATGACTTTATATCTGTCATCTTGGTATTGCCTCCATGGGTCAACCACAATACTGCCGTCCATTAGTAAGCAGTATAGCTCTTGTTTTTGTTCATTCATATATTTGTATGTAACGTTTGCATTATGTGCCAACAGTACAACTGCTTTGAACGGACCGCGCTGTGGACTTGTGTGCGGGTCTACTATAATAGGATGGTAACCAAGTTTAATACAATAGTGTTCTACTAGAATACTGTAACTACCATCCTTATAAGGTACGTTTGGCTTGTATGCTTCGCCGTGTATTAGTATTGGAAGTTGATTTTCTTTTGCATGTTCTACTAAAAACTTTGCCATGTTTTCTGCTTGTACTTCGCGAGCATTCATTATGGCATCAAAAATATCATACCCTAGTCCAAGTTCTTGTGCCATATAGCGCAGGGCAATATTGTCTCTTGGATGGCAAGCACCCCCATCACCCATACCAGCAGTCATATACTGCGGTCCCATGATCCTTTTAGTTGAACCTGCGAGTGCATCGGTAACCACATCGACATTGATATTGCCCTGTTTCATCGCTACATCCTGTATCATATTTGCCAGTCCGATCTTTGTACTGATAAACGTATTATAAAATACTTTGATACATTCACATTCATCCCAAGTACCAATTACATACCTAGGATCATTTTTCATTACAGTTTTGTACATGTCAACAAGTTCTTTAGCATCACCTGTTTCACTGCCGTCCTGTGTGCCAATCATAATCATTTCAGGATTCACAAAATCCCAAGCAACACTTCCCATAGCAATTAGATATGGATTGTAAACAAAACGTGTGTTTGTTACAAGTGGCTCTAGTTCTTTACGCACTGTGCCTGGTAATACTGTACTAATAAGCACAATCATTTGTGCAGGATTCATTACACTATTACATTCACGCAATACATCTTTTACAATATCGTAATTGAAGTCTTTAGGCTCTAAATGTGCAGTAGGCACACGACCATCATATTCTGGATCATGCGGAGTAGGCACAGCAACAAATACAATTTTTGCATCTGCAACTGCTTCTGAAATAATTGGTTTAATTTCTACTAAATCACTTTTTACTTTTGCTACATCGTAGCCTGTTACAGTGTGACCTGCTTTTGCTATTTCTTCTGCGCATGGTAATCCTAGTTTACCACACCCGATAAATGCTATGTTCATTAAATTGAATCTCGAATTGTTTTATATAGTTCCTGCCCACTAAAGAAGTTAGTGTCTAGTTTTGATACTTGATCTTGGATTGTTGGAAGATACTGATTGTAATTCTTCATATAGTCATGCACTGATTGTATTATATTATCCTTGTGCAACAAATATTTATCATAACTCTCAGTCCATTCGCTAGGATACTTGAACATAGTAAGTGCCATTTCACTGTAGCTCAGTCTATCTGGCACCATCGGAATAGCATCTACTAGTGCACCTTCGTACCAACTAATACCAAGTGTTTCTTGTAAATTAGCACTAAACACAAGTTTAGCCTCACCTAGCATCTTATGATATTCATCTTTGCTAAGTTGTTGTTCTTGACAAACAACAAACTCGTACTCAGGCATGCTTTGTGCTAGATCACGGAATATTTCGACTTGCTTCTCTGGAGCAATACGATGCGGAAACAAGATAAGATCACGCTTATTCATGCCCTTATATGCATCTAAACTGTTTTGCAAATACTCCATGGGCCAGCCGACTCTAACAGGTTCTTTCTCAACCATGCTACTACGGAATGATTCCTCAAACAAATCAATATGAAAATCTGTTGCAAAGAAGTTGTGATCGTAACAATCATACATACTGCGTTCTGCATTACGTACCCAGGGCTTATCTCCAATAAGTCTGCCTAGAAAATCCTGCGGATCATAACTACCTGCATGCCAGAGACCACCAATGCGAATGTCAACACCCAATAGTTCTGCCATATAGCGTAGTTGAATAACTGTAGGATTCCAGGCATCGGTGTAGATAAAATAATCGCCGTTCTTAATAATTCCATCACAGAAATATTTACCTATTTGTTCAAGTTGTTTAGACTTGTACACGTTGGTGCCTCCAAAATTAAGGAAGGCACCAGGTGTAGTTGCTTGTGGAACATCTCCGCCACTGATAACCACAACTTCATCCAGCACTGCAACATCTTGTATAAGTGCTTTTTGCAGTTGATCAGGTAGATGCTCTTTCCACTGCTTGGTGTAACGAGTATCAACTGCTTCAATATCCACAATATATACGGTCATTTATTATCTCCGACCACTGCTAAAGTTGCCGCCTGGACGCTTATTACCGCCTCGATTTTCTTGGTATTGATTTAGGCGAAACTTTGCATCACGCATCCAGTTCTTTGGAATACGTGTACCAGACTTAAAACGTTTGTACTCTGCATAACCTGCCGCATCTTCACGGTATAGATCTGCTTCGTCATACGCCCAGCCGAATTCTTTACAAAAACGCTTATAATCATCTAGGTCATCAAACACACGTTTGATAGCATTACTCATTGGTTTTCCAGCCACGATATATCTCCTTAGGCTTTTGGAAAGGTGACAACACAACCGTTCTCACCATCTTCGCTCACTTCAATGTGAACTTCTCGGTTAGATCCGTACTTTGTACGAATCGCTAGGAACATTTCATCCGCAATCATTTCGCAACTCTTATAGTCTAGTGCAATTACATCTTCACTAAACAAACGTTGTAACCAACGACTGAATTGGATGAACTCGATTTCACGATCATCATGGAACACTTCAATGCTAACACGGAAGTGAAACATATGACGGTGAGGGTAACCCAGGAAACTTACATCGTCCCAATCACCTGTTGCCAGTTTGGGATCGTCTAGTGCCGCTGGGTATTTGTGGATACCTTCCTTTTGAAAGGTAACCCAAATTAGTCTTTTACTTTGATTTACTTGTTCTGCCATTGCTTGTTCACGCATTGCACCAAGTATCATATTATCTATTTCTGCCATTTTAATAATCCATTACATAAGCATTCATTGATTTGCCGTTAGTATCACCAAACTCATATTCAACATCTTCACCATCATAAAGAATGCTTTCTAAAATAGTGTCTCCGTTTGGATACTCTGTTGATTGAAAACTTAGTTTACTAAGATCAATTGGTTTTGTCAACTCTAAATGACAATCAACGAATGTACCTTTTTCAACACTCATTGCATACATCACATAGTTGTGACCATCTTCATCACGGTTGCCAACTTCGTCGAGGTCTAGTTCATTAATTTCACTGTCCAACTCGTTAGTGCTGATGAACTCTTCGAGGTCTGTGCTTTCAACAACTTCACCTATGACTTGTCCCCTAGAGAAAGGACCATCTTCTGAAACATCAATTTTATCAATACTGATATATCCACTACCAAGACTTACACCATTAGTGTGTGCAATGTCATCACACTCATACCATTCACTTTCAAGTTTTGCTTCTTCTGGAACAGTAATACCATGATCTTCTTCAAAGTCTTCTTGGTCAAAGATATAGTTACCAAACATATCGTCTTGATCGTAACCATCATCATCTGTCTTATCACATTGTGCTTGCCAAAAATCATGTTGTGCTTTGGTAAGTTTGCCATAAACAAGTTCGCCGCCATATCCCCAGATACTAATCTGATAGTCATAGGTTTTGCCTGCTACTTGATCCATGAACTCTTGCTTATCTTCTGTAGTTAAGTTAGACACTGTTATCTCCTATATCTCTGTGTCGCCAACATACTCACGCCAATCAGTGTATACTTTACGATCCATTAGGTCGTGTACACTATGGCACCAAACACCTGGATTACTATGTCCCCAAGTAGTATCATCAATCTTTAGTGTTGCATTATAATTCAACTGTTTAATATATGGTAGTTTAACTGAAATCATGTTAATGAAGTTGTCGTATTCTTCAAGTCCAAACTCTAACAATTCTTCGTAATAGTGTACATCATAATCTAGTGTACACCAGTAACCTGATTTAAGCAGTGCTATAATCATATCTGCCCATGCTGCCCATTCAGCGTCTGATTCAGGAGCAAAACTTTGACTTGTACCAAAGTATAAATGCTTGATACTGTGTGCATCTGCATGTTTTGCAATTTCATCAACAGGCTGTACACCAACAACAAACAGTGTGTGTTCGCCTTTCATTAGAGTATTTTCTACTTCTGTGCCTGTAAAGTATATGACACCCTGGCGTTCGTTAGTATCTAGTCCCATTTAATATATCCTCTACCATAGTTTCCACTACGGTTATTAGCATCGTCAAATGCTTGTTTCCATTCATTATCTCTACTATAAGCTCTATCCCAGAAGTTGTCAACTGTTAAAGATCCATCTTCAATCCAAGTTTTACTCAAGCACATTGCTTCATAAAATGAAGGTGCTCTCGGACTTGGAAAGATCATCGTAACTGCTTTCCATAACATATTAGCAAGTGTAGTATCAATACCATTAGGCTTTTCGGTAGCCATAATTACAACAGCATTTTCGTTGATACAATCTGTATTAAACACACGATCATCTTCTTTTAAGTCAACAACAATATCATATGTGCCATCAAAATCTACTAGTAGAGGCGCACCATTATCGCCAAACCATTCTTCATTTGATCGACCTATAACATCTACACTAATGTTTGGATATAATATACGGAATGTTTGTAGCACTATTTTTGCAAGAAAACCACTACCAATTATTACTGCCCTGGGCAGTGGTGTGTTTATAGTTTGCAGTGCAATAGCATGCCTTGCTTGTAGCACACAGTTGACCCCGCATGCTACTGGCTCCAATATCCATTTAGGATCTGCTTCTGGAACTATAACCCATTGTTCAGGTTTTACATGGTACTCATCAGCATATGCTGGCTCGCCTCGGGTTGCTACATACTGCCCGGGCTGTACTCCTGAAACACCACTGCCCACCGCAATCACTTGTGCAAGTCCTTCGTGTCCTTGCATAGGTATTGGTAGTGGACCAAAGTCGCCGTTCATCATCGCGATATCGCTACGACATACTCCTGTCATTACTGCACGAACATGAATGTCTTGTGCATCTAACTTACCTGGAGAATACTTTGCTTCTTGAAACACACCATCTCCTAGTGTGTATAATATCTTAACCATTAGATTAGCTCTAGTTGTTTATGAATCCAAACGTCGCGAGAGAATTGTTCTCTCCAATATATATCATTATATAAGTTATCTAGTGCTGTGTCAACCATTTTTTCATATGCATCTTCTGGACATAGTCCTAAGGGCTCAGTATGAATAAGGTCACCTTGTTTGAAGAATTCAATATTAATCTTATCACCAACAGGGTTCTTCCAACTAGTAGTACAAGTATACATATGCCACTCATTGTTAAGCATAATCTCTGCACGATCATCAACATCGTACACACCGTCTTTGTTTACTACACCATAGTCTGTACTACCAACTGTATCTAGGTCATAGTGTTGATGCTTACTAGATGCATACAAACCTAAACTAGCCCATTCAGGTTCAAACACTTGTACCCAACTTAAACAGTGTGGTAGTAAGTCTCTACTTACGCCTCCCCATGCACGATCTTTATCAGTAAACCAACTACCAGGATTTGGCACACGATTGTAATTGTGCCAGTTAATTACAATTTCATCACTTTTTCGGGCTTGCATATAAAGTTCTTCAATGTTTGATCTATATTGATTGTTTTTAACCATTGCAAACCGCGTATTAGGAAATGTATGCACTAGTGCTTCCCAATCTTCTGATGTACGTAATCCCGGCTTTTCTACAAACACGATCTTACAGTTGCTTGCAATACTGCGAGCAATAGTACCGTGTGTCCAGTTTGGCGTGCAAATGTGTGCTACATCAAACTCGCCTTCAACTTCTTCAATATCCCAATAGTCAGCAGGTTTGTTTTGATCTACAGTTGTTACATTCCATAGTTTACTTTCGTAAATACTTTTGTATAGTTCGCCTATACCCATACCTACTATAAGAGCTCGCATTATACTTCCTCGAATAAACTAAAGAATTGTGCGCTACTGTTGACACTCTTTTTGCCAACATGACCTCTTGTGCCAACTACTTTCATCCACAATCTTTGATAGTCATCAATCATTTGTAGTTGCTTATCTCTGTCATCTATTGTAAAAATGTGTGCAATTACATCTTTTACTTCTGTCTTATCAAATGTATCTTCTACTAGCATATAAGGATATCTGCCTTCATCAAACACACGATTTGCTTCTTGTACACTGCGCAAGTGTGTATACACATTATGATTCATCATTAACATGTAACTAAAACTATCCCAACTTGTGTTTGTTTGTTCGCCCATGCGATTCAAACAAGTCGGGCTATAACATGTAACGTCGTTGACTTTCATCATTTGTGAAAGTGGACTAGGCATCCAGTTTTCATATAATGTAGCACAGTGATCATCATAAGGAGTTGTATTGGCATGTAGTGTTTTGTCATCAGGAGCTCTCTCCATTAAGTAACTCCACTTGCCTTCATTCTCTAGTGTATAACCACTATACTGTGTACCATTACTTGTAGCAAGGAACGGACTAGCACAATCAAACGTAACAGTAAAGTTTTCATTAAACTGCTTGCGAATACCTCGTTGTATAGCAGTAAGTACCATTGCCCATTCTAGTTTACTTGTACCCAAGAAGTGCATTAAATCTTGTTTACCTTTTTCGAGTAATCCGTCATGTCCTAGTGTCACAACTCTACGTAGTGCTAGATGTACGTCGCACATGTTCTGCCCGCCCATTGCCCAGCCATTAAAGTGTGCATCTGGATACTGCTTAGGATCACTAAAGTGCTTCATTTGCTCATACCAGTCATCTGCTTGTGCAAAGTTTTCACCTTGTAGTACGTTTAAGAATTTGCAGTTACCATTACGATTCTTAATAAAGTATTCGTTATTAAATTTTGTACCATCTGCGGCTTCTTGATATGAACTGATCTTACTTGCGGCACTGCCTTCTGGTGACCTATCTACCCATGCTGGAATATCAAGTATCATTCCATAGTCCATAAATTCGTCCATCCAGCGTAGCACACCATCACGTTTCTTTTGTGCTTTTTGACAACCACTGCCTGCACGCCAGTCGCCTTCCCACTTTCCTTTACCAATTTGGAAACCGCCACTATCACCTAACAACCAACTAGTTTCTCTGTTGCGAACGCGGTACATATCTTCTCTGTACAGATCCTTTTCAAGATCCAAACTAGCATGTCCTGCACTGTGTAGGCTCCAATTGTACTGCCAAAGTCCTTCGGGTGCAAGCCAGTTAAGACTTTCTACACCGTGAGGTAATCCTTGTGGGATACGAGCAGGATCAATGTAAGGTGTGCCACTGGCTTTTAGATTTTCATCATAAGGCAGTAGACCTCTGCGTTGTCTGCCTACAAACAGTGCATAGAATGTACTCAGTGCTGGCAAAAACAAAGCATAGTCATTTTGATTTGCTGTTAGATTAGTTGGCAGTTCCATTACTTGCTCTGTGCTGGCAACAAGTAACGATATTCTGCAAGTCCGCTGTCAACAACAATTTCAGCAACACCATCGTCACTTACTTTAAATGTTGTATCGCCGCCAAGACTTAGAATCTTGCTGACTTGCTCAACGGGCCAAGCCCAACCACGTGTTACTTCACCTGCTACATCATGTTGGAATACAAAGTTACCAGCATGTGTACTATGGTCACCAAAATAAAACTTGAGGTTTTTGTCCTCTGTTTTAGCAATGAATGTAGTTTCTTCGCTATTAGCACTGATCATAAACTTAAAACGCTGAATGCTTGCTACTGTAGGCTCAAATTCAATGCCCCAATTTACATCACGCATCTTAACAGTCTTAAGTTTTTCGTTAATGATCTCACTTGCCATAAAGCGATAATCATTCTTAAAGTCACCGCCGGCATTTTCAAAAGCAATACCAACTGGTACATTTTCACCGTTGCGCTCTTGTGTGTTAATACTAATGTTTGCGTTTTCTGCATACTCTGGAATACGCAGGATAACACCTAGTTTGTCCAAGTTAGGCATACCAAAAGTGCCCATAAACTCTGCTACTGGTGTCTTAGTTGTTGCTTGCAGGATAACACTACGGTCTTCTGCAAGTCCTTCAAAGGTTGTTGTTTCGTCTGTGCCTGTTACTTTAACAAGACTAATAAAGCCAAGCGAATGTGTGTGCTTGACGATGTCGAGTAGATAATCTTTCATCGAAGTGTCCTTATGTTTATAATATTAGTATTATATTTAGGTTTTGGGATAAAGTCAAGTAAAATATTAAATATTTTTATCAATTGATACCAATGGTGCTGAAAGTTTTTGTGTAGTAAGGTTACCGGGCTTTTTGACAACCATCCAACTGTGTGTACCGTTGTCTGTGGAACCCGATGCTACTACATCAAATCCAATACTATATGCTAAAGTGCTCATTAGTTGTTTAGTGTTATAGCATCTATAAGTGTCAACACATAGATCCAAACTTGCTATTTGTTCGCAATCGTTGTATGTGAATAAAAAATGTCCGCCTGGAGCAAGTACATTAATAATTTCTTTCATTTCTTTCTTAATAGGATCAGTTGGCATAAATTCATATGTGCCGATGTTTACTGCAAGTCCTAGTTGACCGTCAGGAAGATCATCTATGTTCTTATAAAAAAACATACGCTTTTTACCAAAGAAAGAATTAAATTGACTTCTAACTTTTTCAGGATTTGTGGCATGTCCTTGATAAATGTATAATGGGTCACATGCAAGAAATTTATTAGTTAATTTTCCTGTACTAGGATTTAATTCAACTCCGGCATATTGCCAACTACTATATCTGCCAATTTGCAAAGACAACTCATTAATGGCAGCTGGAGTATATGAATCTATTCTTTCTTGTATAATCTGTATGTCAACAACTTCTTGGTAGTTGTAGTAGTCTTTTTGTCGTATTTCATTTTCTTGTTTACGAAGTAACTTTGATGCTTCTTCGTTGACATGTGAGATTTGTTTATTATACTGATCTGCTAACTCTTGCATCTCTTGCAAAATGTTAATAATAGATTTGTGGTTAGATTTGTCCTTCCACAGTAAAGATTGTTTTTCAAAAAACTCTTGTTTTTCGAGTAAATTATCATTCGTCAGAAGAGACTCGCTGTTATTTTTTATTACAGATGATAATGCAATCATTTTATCTACGAGTTTCATTGACGTTCTCCAGTTGTATTTATATACGTATATTACTCAAACGAGAATAAATCATCAAACGTGTTAGCAGTTTGCGTTGCTCCCTTAAGATCCCATTTGAGAACACTGAGCAAGTTGTCAATCTTTTGATCTACAATAGTTGCTTCCATCAAACTGTCATCGAACGGAAGTTCTTTGAACCAAATTGGTAATTGCGTTTCATCTGTAGGATAACCAATGCTAGTCCAGCCCAGAGGATTACTTTTAAGTTTGCACACAATAGTTTTAGCACCGTCCATAATCTCACTGCTATACTTGTCACCGTTCATTTTGCGCATTGTATTCCAATTCATTGCTGCTCTAACATGCCCGGGCATGTTTGCTTTGCCTAGTCTCTTTTCTTCTGCACTGTATTTGGTTAAGTTATTAACACGTTTCGGTGTACCTTTTTCCCAGCCTGGGCGTTCGTGAAAATTATTTTTAAACTCTTTGATCTTTTCGATAATCTCTTCTCGCTGGCTACCAGTTAGTACATCTAATAATAATTCGCTCATGAAGTCTTGCATAACCTTTGGAGTATCACTGCGCTTGAGATCCAGTCCCATTGCTTTTACTTTACCAGGCTTACCATCTGTGTCTAGTCTAAAACCTTCTAAGTCATATATCAGTGCCGCATAACGCTTCTTTGTGATATACAATCCTTTAGTTGCAACAATCTCTCTGCCGCCTTTGATGATCTCGCCATTCTCACGCGGGCAATGAAAAGCACGTTCCATAAACACTGGAAACTCGTCGTTTACTTGGTCTGCAATTCCATCATAAAGTGCTGTAACAATTTCTTTTGTCCACTCTTGTCTGCCACTTTCTACTTCGTCTTTCATCATGGGCCATGCACTGAAGTACACACTATCAGTATCGCCATATACAATAGCATCTCCTACATGATCTTCCTTTCCTGTAAGGAGACCATTAACTGTTTCAGCCATACGCTTGGAGATGCACCTTCCAGTAAGAGTTGTTGATTGCCCAATACGATGGTCAAAAAAACGACAACCTGGATTAAGAATAGCACCGTATAAACTATTAAGATTAATCTTCTTAACCAATTGTCGCTTATCCCAATATTCCACATCGCCTTGTTCATCCTTTGCTTTTTTCAGTTCTTTTTGCATATCTTTACGCTCTGCGTACCACCGCTCTAGTAGTGCAGGGATGATACCTTTACGTTCATAAGTAAAGATAGTACCATTAGCACTTAGTGTCCACGGCTGATTACTATCAAACATAAGACGCCATACATCATATGCACTGAGCGTATCTTCATCACCGTTCTCCCAGTCAATGGTAATCTCAGTGCCGCGCTCCATATTCATTACTGCTTGGTATTCTTTACTACCAAACTCTCCTTCCCATGCATCTGCAAATGACTTTTTATTTGCCATTTTTGTACGTACTGCATGTTCAGTCATTGTTTGTCGGAGTTGTCCAACAACAGTTTCTGGACCCATATTAAGTGCGCGAATCACACTAGGATACAGACTGTTAATATCAATAGCACCAATCCAGTCATGCAATCCTTTTTTAGGATATGCCACATAAGCACCTGCTGCTGTAGTGCTTTCACCGTCTCTGTTTTTACGATTAGGAACAACCATACCGCGAGCATGTGCATCATTAATGATAGCCTGCTCTGTTACAGCAACAGCACCCATAGTAGTCATAAGCAACACTGTGTTTTCATGTGCCAACACATTACTTAGGTCAATAAAGCGTAGTTTCTTATCTAGTTTGTTTAGCAGTGCAGTATCTTGTCTGTTATAGTCAATGAACTTTTCAAAGTCCTGATTATATAACTGATCAAGTGTGCCTTCATATGCAACTTTACGTTCATCTAGTTCATGTTCACCGATAGCATCCAATGTATAACTATGACGCTCTTCGTATGTGTATTTGCGATACAATTGCATATAGTCTAAGTGTACACGACCTACTAGGTCAAATGTAACACTTTCTTTACCAAAGCGTTCAAATGTGCGTTTCTTAGGCAACTGTCCAAACAAACACCATTTACGATTATCATCTTTACTAAGCACTCGAGTGATACGATTTACAGTGTACGGAATATCATATCCTTCGCTGTTCCATCCACTTACAATGTCTGCATCTTCTAACAAGTCTAAGAAAACTTCAAGCATTTCTGCTTCGCTTGTAAACAAGTAAGTATTATCGAAACGCTTGCATAAGTCAGTAGCAGTTTCCATTGTCATACCACTTGGTGGAATAGCCAATGTTACAAGTTGATCTGTCCAGTCTAAGTATATTGAGATTGCTGTAATAGGATTAAAAGGATCCTCAGGACTACTATAGCCCTTCTCTTTGTGAAAGTCTACTTCAATATCGAAAAAAGCAGTTTGCAGTTTAGGAGCATCTGCACCAAGATAGTTATCTGCTAAACAACGAAACACAGGATTAATATCACTTTCCCATATACCTTTGCCGCCTTGAATCTTCAGTTCACGCTGGAACTCTTTGCGATTGCGTGTACTAAATCTGCTTACTGGCTTATCATAGATAGTTTTGTATTTTCCACGTGGATCATCATAATAAAACACATAGTTAGCAGGATACTCACGATATTCTCGTTTACCATCTACACGTTCAACTACATGAATACGATCATGTTCTCTATCAAAATATGCGTCTACGTAACTCATTTTCTACCTTTGTACCATTTTGCTATACCCCAGACACTCATTACAGCCCAAAATATCTCTAGTGTTATGTTAGCAAGAACTGGCTTAAAATACAAGTTAATTCCTAACAATATTGCTACTACTAGGTTAAAGAAACTGTACCAAAAACCTTTAGCATCTACTCTATCTGTTTGCAGAGCCCAGTAAGTACCAACCAGTAACAACATACCGCATTGTCCTACTACGTCACTCCAATGTAATGTATAATAATCTACCATAATCCTGCGGCTACTCCATAACCAAAAACGTTGATACAAGCAAAGTATCCTGTTAGTAACATAATCCAAGCGGCACCTCTGCGCCAACTTGCATATAATTGTGTTACACTTCCTACAAAAAATGCAGGGTATACCACTAGCATATTGGGATCGTCTGCGTTAACTGCTAGTGTCAGACTTGCATATACAGTGAATAAGAAACTTATTAGTTCAAAGTAAAATGCAATACTATCACTGCGATAACTGTTTACCCAAAATTGTTTTACACTGCTCATAGTACTGACAAGAAGTCCCTTACGCCATTGGCAACATTTTGTTCCCATATGTCTGCTTGATGCGGTGTACCTACATAATCTGTTACATACTTGTAGCAGTCAAACCATACATTCATACGTTTGCAAACACTTGCAATAGCGTATGCTTCCATATCTACAATATCAATATTGTTATCCACAAGCCACGGTTCAAGTTCATGTACAAACTGATCACCGGTGCCTACAGTAAGTCCATGCGTCATGTCTGCACTAAACTCTAGATAGTTATAACCTGCTTCAAAAGGTGTAACACCTCTTGGTGCTTGTGGTTCTGCGTTCATGTCTCGTTGTACAAAACGTGTAACACGATGCAACCCTGTTAGCTCTTTGTTGCAACTACCCGCAGTGCCATAGTTAACCACACGAGGGTGGAAGCCTAAACTATTTGCTTCCATGATTGCTTGTGCAGTTGCTACAGCAGCGTTGACTTTGCCAACGCCAGTATAGATTACTTTGTAGTTCTTAGGTGCTTGTTTGTATGGAAGTTCGGCTTCCAGTGCAACTAACAATATGCGATATTGCATTTAGATCTTGCCAACTGTAGCAAGAATTGTTTCCAGTGTTTCATGGTCTTCGCTTGCTTTGTCAAAATCTGCTTTGTATGCTGTGCGTACTGCTTTTTTAAGTACAGCAGGCTTGATCTGCATTTCTTCTGCAATTGCTTTTACAGTGTCGTTTAGACCTTCATTAAGGTCATCAACTTCCTGCATTACAGTAAGTCCTTCGTTTACTAGTTGTGTTAATTTTGCTTTTTCTTCACTCGAAAAAATACGTGCGCCACTCATGTGAATACTCCTTGATATATCTTTATTAGTGTTTAGTATACTACTTAATGCCTTGTGCGTCAAGCACAAAATCATAACTTTCGTAGTTACCTTTGTTTAATGGTCCGCCATATCCACTTGGAGGGAGACTGCCCTTCATTTGTTGTGGTATACCTTTTGCAGATCGTTGTTTTGCATTTTCTAATGCTTGCTTGTTTTCTTCTGTGTTTAATATGCGAACATTTTTCGGACGATCTTCTTTTGGCTGTATAATCCATACAAATATAAACTGTTCATTAGGATCGTTAGTGTGTGCCAAATATAAACTTTCATCAGGTATAGTTTGGAATATTGGATAACCGAGTATATCAGTTACAGTCTTGTACGTACTAAAAACACATACAAGAGCAACAGGAATAACTAACATCATAACAAATAAATTTCTAGCAAAATGGATACCAATACCCAACACGATTAATGTTAGTATAAGAACACTTACAAACAGCGGTAGTAAACTGAAATCAAACATTAATTTCTCCTCTGATGAGAAAAGTGTCTCGGTCTAGTTATAATTTCATGTCTTACTTTGTCAGATGATACAAAGTCTCCATTGTCATCTAATGTAAAGTTAACTAAAGTAATTTGTTGTCCGCGCTCGTTATATGTAAATTTATCAACAACAGTTTCAATATAAGGATTTACTTTTATAAGTGTAAATTCTATCCAACC